TTTCTGACCAGAATTGATAGACAACCTCCGATCAGGATCACCATCCTTCAATGGTGGCATTATCTTAACGAGCTGTTTACCATCTGTCGCAATGTAGTACCGACAAATGTTCTGCTCCTCGTATTCAATACCCTCTTCATCAACAGTGACCAGTCGTGACGAACGCGGAACCTTAGTCCTACCACAAAAATCAAATGGGTTCTTGCAACCCTTGATTGTCTTTTCAATAGGGGTGTTGTTGACTATGTTCTCAACAGCAGCCTGTTTGATCACCACCATAGACTGATTCTGGTGGAAATCCAAACCTTCACCATCAATGTGACCAATACGATGTTCATATGCACCGTTCAACTTAATCTTACCACTATTCTCGTACACTGCTAGGTAGTTGTTTACGTCCCGAATAGCCATCTTGCTATATAGTGCGTCCTCCATCTGTAATCCTGTGATAGACTCCCACTGATGGATCACATCCCAAATACGGTCGTAATCTTTACGGTCTGCAACGAAGGTTTCCCCGTCTGTGTTGTTTTGAATAAACTCAATGTTAGGAAACTCCTTCATCAACATTTCTGTCAACATACACAAAGATAATTGACCATTAATTGTGATAGTCATAGTAGCTTTTGGGTCATAGAACACAGAATACTTATCGTTTGTGCGACCATATACAGAGTTTAGTGCTAGTTTGATGGCAAGGTTCTGTGCTGTACCTTTCGGATATGTTTTACGCTTCTCATAAAGATCCTTGTAGATAGTACAAAATGTCTGCCCTAGATGATCAGGGAACACATTGTTTGAGATAAACAAATTCGGGTACATACTCGCCACATCTATGTCCATGATCATTCTATCCTTATCTGCAACATACGTGACGGATTCACGACTAGCATGTATGCCACCAAGACCAAACACGTATTCAAGTCCGTCAATAACTACATTCAATGACTCAGCAATACGCCAAACAAAGTAGTAACTGGTCTTACCAGACTTCAACACCTGCCGATCAACCCATCCCATAGGGTATGCCTGCTTGAACTTATCAATCTCTGACTTTACAGGTGTGCCACAAACTTTGTCTCTTAGTGATTCAATCTCTAAATCAGACAGACCCTCTACTTTCATTTGTTTACGTAGTTCTTTGGCTGTGTCCTTATCGGCAACACCTTCCACTTTTAACTTTTGTTTCTTCTCAACCATACGAGCGTACTTAGCAACTTCACCAAGCTCGTGTTCTGGAATGTCACTAAATACACCTTTTGTCTCAGTAATGGTTTGTTTCTTCAACCAGTCAAGTATTGCATTAAACTCAGGCGTCTCAAATTTAACATACGGTAGAATGCACTCACCAAGATTGATCTCATCTCGGATAGTCTGACGAGGGCGCTTACGTCCACCAGACGTAACATAGCAAGCATTTGGCGCAACGTCTTCCAAACACTTAACAAAGTAATCGTTACCGATCTTTGCATCAGATGCGTTTGTAAAGTCTAGACCCCACTCCTTTTGCAGAACAGAACGTAGCTCAATATCGCCTTTACAATGCTCATAAAATTTCAGGGTTTCCAAAACGTCCCTCTGGTTGTATTTCAGTAGAACATCTTTCTGTGAATCACTAAGCGTTAAACCTACACCAAATGGCAAGTCCTCAATCACATTACTACGCATATTGAACTCAAGAAGCTTTAATGATGTTGCCTTGCTCACGTTATCATAGTGCTTGATCTTATACAGATCCATCTGTCTAATGAAATGTTTATGCTCTGGAATGATTTTACCAAACCTGTCATCTTTCATTGTCTCGATCAGATCCATTGCATAAACATAAATATCCTGATACGTACAACTCTTATGCGAAAGGAAGAAGTGGATTACAGGATAATCGAATCCAATGTTGTTGAAACCAACCATTGTTGCTTTATCTTTATACAACTTGGTCAGGAATTTACGCAATTGTGGCGATTCGTCCTTTCGATCAGACACCTCAAACATCCATAGTTTCTTATGCTCTTTATTGGCAAAGACTACTGAAAAGATGTTTGGGTACGTTTCAATGTCATATACGTAATCCACTTATATCCTCCTATCACTGGTTCATAACAACTTCCCATTCATCATCAACAGATGATGTGGTTGAGTTGTAGTCGTCATCATTCAGGTCAGTATTACTTAAAACACTTTTGATGTCAAGGTCTTCGTCCTCTAGGTTCTCGTATGGATCAAATGATGCGTGTAGGTGTGTGGTCATCGGATCATATCGAAGCCATCCCGCATCTCCGGTATTGCCTACTCTACGGCATTTGACCAATTGCAACTTTGTTGAGTTGCGAACCAGACTACTCTTGTGCATCTTGTCACGACTTAACAGGATTGTGTTAAAGGCAATCTGGTTAATACTACCGCTACCCATTAAATGATACTCGCTCACCTCATGCGGGTCATCAGACGCAGGTTTACGCATATGTGACACGACAATCACAGCAACGTCAGACTCCTTGGCAAACTTCAATAGTGTGTCCATAAATTCAATCACAGCGCCATTTTCAGACGTATTCACTGCACACTGTAGAGGGTCAATGAATATGACATCACAATCTTCAACCTTTGCAAGATAGTTAAGTTTTTCAAAGATTTTATCATTGGTAAGTGACCCTTGATGATCTACATATACCAACCTGTCTCGTTTTACGAAGTTATTGATCCAACGCTGCTTTAATGACTCTTTATCAAAATTCTTATTGTCTGGATGACGCAAGTTGATTGACAAGTCCAGCGACAACATATCACGCACAAGTTCTCGCTTAGTACCTTCAAGCAGCATGGCACCTACCTTGAATTGTGTGTTATCAATTAGGTGATACATGATGTTATTAACCATGCTGCTCTTACCAATGGATGTAAGGGCACCAATTACAGTTATCTCACCTCGTTCTACTCCACCCCCTAACATATCATTAAGAACATTCCAAGCAGGCGGAAATGGAATCTTAATGTTGTTATCTTCACTCTCAAAGTCTGACCACAACTCATTCATGTGAAGAATATCAACAGGACTGTATTGACGTGGTTCCCAGAAAGCCTTAGTGATTGCCGCAAATTCACCATTAGCAGAATGTTCACAAGCGTCATTACGTGTGTATTCTGCTATCTTAGCTTGACCAGCATTCATTATGCGGGCGACTTTCTCAGCACCTTCCTTACCAGCATTGTCGTTATCGTACATGATAATTACATTGTCAAAGCTGCTAATGTAATCGTAATTATTCTTGATTTGCTTGAGTGCTGATTCACCAACTGTTGTTGAAACAACCGGGGTCAGGTACTTTTTAAACTGTAGCCGACCAGCAACCATCTCCGTGTTCAATGCAGTAAAGATTGCCTGAACATCCTCCTCGCCACTTGCGATTACGATATACTTACCGTTTGATGGAAACTTACTCTGACCAAATAGCTCACAATCACTACGAACTTTACCGATAGGAAAGAATGGTTGGCGATCGGCCTTGCCGGTTTCATTCTTTTCTTTCTTAGCCAGCACATCTCGAACATGCCATCCAACAAGTTCACCGCCTTCAGTTGAAGGGTAGTAGCGATGTGTAATGTCACCATCTGAATTTGTCTTTGTCTTTACGCCATAGAACTCTGAAACAAGTCGCGGAATCCTACGTTCTTTCCATCCTAGTGTTTCGTACTCAAGTACATCATTAACTCGTTTCATTACATCATCAGTCATTACAAACACTCCCCCTTTAGACTTTGTAGCAAAATCAACTAAGATCTCACCTTCCTCATCAATCACGCCTAAACTAACCAACTCTTTCATTCCGATAAAGCCACATTCGCTCCAACAATGACCATCAATCACCTTCTTGTCGTCAATCACTTTCTCATATAATGAAAGTGAATCACTTGAACCATGTTTCGGACAAGCTACATGTCCCAGTAGACTACCTTCAACCATCTCCCCCATACAATCCCCTCCAAATCAATCTGGGGCCATCTCTGGCCCCTAAATCTTAGCCCAAATAATACTCAACCGGATCATTCAGCACAATCATACACGCCTTACCCTTCTTGTCCAGCCACTTCCATGTAATACTATTCTCCTTACCATTCCATTTAGGTGTTCGATCCAAAGCTGCTGTCACATTGTCCTCATACCACTTGTCGAATTGTTGTTTTGTAACACGTTTCATTCAACAAGCTCCAACTCTTCTGTCTCATACCACCAGCCTGACTTGAGTTG